GAAAGGTGCTCAGGTTCTGAAATCCGTGAGGATTTCAGACCAAATTCCATGAAGAGCCCCCGCTCTGGGCTTTTGGGCTCAGAGACTTCGCTCTTCATGGTAGTGATTTAAGTCCTAGACTTACATCATTAACTCGGCTATTGCTTGTTGCAACTTAAGCTGTTCTTTCTGTGATGGATCCTTATCCAACATAGAAAGAGTAGTGTAAGTTGTAACAAAGCTTTTAGCTAACATCATTGGTACACCATGTGTTGTTTCAAACTCAGGATTATGGATAAAAACATTCCATACATCCTTAGCAATTGAAGCAACAGATAGTGCAATCTCTTTAGATTTTCTACTAGAGAATGCTGCTTCCATATTGGGAACAACAACATTTTCAACTATCTTGTGAAATTCACCAAGATTTCTGAAAAGTCTATCAGCTTTATTCTGGTTATCGATTTCTCGTCTAACCGAATAAAGGTGTGGTAGTTCTTTGTAGTATCTATACATCGAGTCTCTATCCATCCCACGTTGGAAGGGTACAATTTTATCAATTGTATCCATCCACCGTTGGGCTAGATTCGCCAATGTACTCGCGGTCTCGATTCCTTTCTTATTGAATGAAACTTGGACCGCATTGGTGAATAATTTCATCAATGCACTCGTACCTATTGGGATAGGAATATCAATTCCTTCCATGGTCAGTGGACTCTTATTCAGAGCCTTACCGATCATTTCTCTCAATTCCTGTTCGTTAAGATCAGTGAATTTTGATTTCAATAGTAAGTTAAACATTCTAACACTGTTAATTTTGTGAGAAATTACTTTCTTACTAAATTTACATGTTAAGTAAAGGGATTCAAGTAGTGCAATTGCATTAGATCCAAGTCTCCGAGGAGTTAACTTATGGTTATAAGTTAGATCGTAGATCATATTCAGTACTAATACTGGATCCATGATATTATCAAGGATTCCACGTACTGGTAATGGACTGATCTCGACCCCTTGGTGGAACCATCTCTTGGCAAATTCATATGTGTTATTAGATACATGTGTTTTTGACTCAGAGATTTCTACACCAAGGTCTTCCATCGAATCTCGATACGCCTTTGCCACATCATCGTTATTAATTACAATATCATCTCCAAGGAGAATATATCCCTTAAATGGGTACATTCCAACCTTGTAGGCTGAATATTGAACAATAAAATGGTGTGATAATGCTAACATTGCCCAAGAACTTAAGGCTCCCATTGGCTGCCCTACCGAGTACTCAATCTTGGTTCCATCTGGTGTTAGGAACGGAGTTCCTACCATCATATGCTTCCAAGCAAGTGAGTACTGGTAGTTTGATACCCTTGACAGGATATCAGCTTGCAGATCAATAGGAAGTCTATCAGTAGCCGATTTTAGATCTAGTGAGTGGAATTTATGTCCCTCACATGGCTCTAAAAATGGATTCTGAGTAAAAGTTCTATCTTGTGGAAATTGCTCACGAAGAACCCTAAAGATCCATTTATGTAATGGTCTTAAGGCAAATTGTGTCCAATAATCCACGATTGCAATGATACGTAACTTCGCTTCTGGATCTCTGATAAAAGATAGTCTACGAGTTGTGCTATATTTAATATGACACATCTCTTGGATCATCTTTTCAGAGAATAGATTTTTCACTCTATTAAAATAGAGGATAATCTCATCTGTAATCAATAAACCAAGGGCCGCAAGGTCCTTTGGAGTGAATTGATCACAGTACCATAGTGAAGTACCTAAGGCATGTCCTGCAGGTCCGGC